GGTAGCGCACAGTTCTACGGCGTTATTCACCAACGAGTCTCTGAATATCTGTTTATCGGTACCCGATAACTTCTCAGAGATGCGGCTCAGGCATTCGTGCAACCGATCCCACGCATCTTTCATGGCATGTGTCACACGCTCGTCGGAGATCTTCTGCAACTCCTCGCGGTACTCGTTCGGAATATCCACGCGGAAGTCACCAGCGTCCGGCACCGGACTGAACACAACCCTAAACTTGTTCTTGGTTCTGATCTGCTCGACACTCGGGTAATCATCCGGATTGAACAAGTCGCCCAACGTGAACGCAGATGCCGTCACGAGGTTGTCGTACTGTGCGTAGAAGTTCTCCGCTGCGTCGTCGAACTGGCGATTGAACTCCCCCATCATGGCCTTGTACTCAAAGAAGTTAGCCATCGGCAGCAGTCGTTGTCCGTTGTCAGCCCAAGGTAGCGTGTTGTCGTAGTGCCACTGACGGATACTGCTCACTACTTTGTGCAGCCCATCCAACGCCTCGGTTCCTGCCAGTAACTTCTTGTGGTAGTTACCCGCACGTGCCTTGGTGTTGTTACTCGCATCCACCTGCTCGGACACACGCTTGTCCATCTTGCGACCCGTCCACACGCTGATGTGAAGGTCAGTTAATACAGCACTGTTCTGAATCATGATTGCACTCCTGTTAGTAGTTTTCTGAACACTTCAGCCTCGTGCCACGTTAGTGGCTCCTCATTAATTGTTCTCTCGTCATCCCTCAAATCGTACTTGACGTATATGCTTGTTCTAACCGTATACCGCTTGTCTGACGACTCAATCACATACCAAATCTTCTCGTGCTTCCACTTGACATATCCTCGGCTCATTGCACCGTCACCGACTTGCCGACATCTGCCGTGATGTTTGGAGTAGTGATGGCCCACAACACAGGCACCGACCAACCCTCGCCCCACCGATGCACGTAACCGTCAGTAAGTATTACCGCGCACTCAGCCGTAATACTTTTAGCCTTGATGTAATCGGGTATGCACTGCGGGTCAGTGCCGCCACCACCCATGGGTTTAGTGGATTGCAAGAGTGAGTCCAACTGGTCACGCTCGTATGGCTCATGCCGACACACTTGTGTGTCCCAATACAGTATGTCTATGCCGTCGGGCTTGACTGTCTCGCAGATAGACCGCAACTCACCCAAGAACTGACCGATCTCGTTCGCTCCGATAGACCCAGACATGTCGATGCCCACCACGATGCGCCCGATGGTCTCGCTGATACTTGATGGCATGTAAACGTCTTGTGCGATCCACCTACGGGCTGGTCTACGCCATGTACTCTCGTCACGATCCGCGCAATGTGAAGTCACAAAGTCACGCAACGCTTCACGCCAGTCCACTCTCGGTGTCAGTGCATCGGTGATCTCACGTGGCACATTGCCGCTCATTTTCCCTGCCAGTATTGCGCCTTGTCGTAGTGCTTGGTCGATCTCGTTACCCAGTGCTTCACGCTCGGACTGCGACATCTCCTCGGCACCCGTCCAGTCATGCTCGTCGAACCCACCACCCGACTCACCGTCGCCTTGGTCTCCCCCGCCACCTCCGCTCTTGTTCTCCAACAACTTGAACACCGTCGCTGCATCCATGCCTCGGTACTTCTCGTCGAGCAACCCACCCTCGGGCAACTTGACGAACTTACCCTCGGGGTCGGAGTCATGGATCATGAGATTGATCACGTAGTCACAGGCCATGTTCGCCCGTCGTGCGTCCTGCTCGTACAGATGTTTCCAAATGGTCAGATGCCTGAACGATTTGTGCTTGGCCTCATGCAGCACCAACCCACGCAACTCTGGCTCGGTGAGTTTGTCCACGAACTTGCGCCCGTATAAAACATCTCGTCCGTTAGTGCATGCTGTCGGAATGTCGTCACGCACCTCGACCTTACCGATCATAAATATCCCAGAGAACAGGCAATATTTTGGATCGTTCATCAACGCTACGTGCGCTCGTTGTACGCGCTGCTCGGCTGTTAGTTTGTTCACGTTGCACTCTCCTCTTTTGTAAACATTGTTTAGAAAAGCCACTCGTTAGCCAACGCCCAGTCCTTGAAGTCTTTGTTCATCACACAGAACGATTGCTTGGGGGACTTCATCACCGACTTGGCGAACAGGGCTTGCCACTCCTTGTCCATGCGACTGACGTACGCCATCCACTTACTGAGTGTGTCTCGCTCGACACGTGTAAGTGCGCCATACACACAGATGCACTTGGCTACTGCATCGTCGGGGAGTTTCGCCGTGTCAGGCGAGTGGATGATGGCCTCCCACGTTGGCAACTTGTCTGCGACTGTGAAGAACGCTTGCATGTCTCGGGCTGCGCTCTCACCGATCACACCGGCTAGTGCTGCGATGGTCACGTTATTACCCAGAGTCGATCTGTGTTGTGCGATGTAACACGCTTTCTCCAAAGATCTTGGAGTCACACACGCACCCTGCCCTGCCTTGGTCGGTTGGTTGATATACGGATTGTCACGTTGTGACGGGTCATCGAACGATGACATGCAATGCGGGAACTGCTTGACCCATGCGATGACCTCGGGCAACAGACCCTTCGGGATAGCGTAGTTCTCGATCCACTCGTCGGCACTTGGCTTCCTGATGCGTACCATGCAGACACGATTGCGAGCATGCCTCTCCAACAAGTCTCCGACACCCTCGCCCATCAAGTTAGTGGTGCCGAACACGATGCTACCTTTGGGCAGGTAGTGATCACCGATGCGCCCCTCGTTCATCAGAGTGAGCAAGACATTCTTCACCGACTTCATAGCCTTGCCGATCTCATCGAGCATGATGATGACTGGCTTACCCATGTGGAACTTGAACCGCGCATTCGGCGCGAACCTAGTCACCTTCATACCGTTCTCCTCGACCGTGAACGGCAGGGCAAAGTCACCTAGGTCTAGCAACGTACAGTCGATGTACGCAGGGAGATGTGTCGGTAACATCTCGGCAATCTTGTAGAGCATGGCTGACTTGCCAATGCCCATCTCACCCTCGCCAATGAAGCAGACCTTGTTACCTGCCGTGGCGACACTCAATGCAAACTCTTCAAGCGATACGGAACTGGTTAACATAATGCACTCTCCTCTCTTGTAAACAGTTGTTTATAGGTCTCTCGTCGGTGGGCTAACTCACTTAGCCCCATTTGTTATATGATACCAAACTATTACAACAATGTCAAGTATATCCGACATGGTTGGTTGGCATCTTGCTGCTTGGATCCACCCACTCGTGGTCGTAGATCTCCGGTGATCCCGCATCGTGCATCTTGTACAAAGTTCTCTGTACTGATGCGATTCCGTATGCATACACCCCGCGCTGCCAGTCCTGCCATGTCGCTTGGGTTGCACGTAGCAAGGCGTAGAACGCCGTCAGCATCTGCTCGTCGGTGTGGGCTTTTAATATGTCGTGCGGGCGCAGGTCATCTCGTCTCCCGTAGATATCTTCCCGTCGCACCTCGCCGTCGCTCAGTTTGAGTATGGCTTTGCAGTAGTCGAGCAGGGGTTTCACGCGCTTGCGGGACTCGTTCGCCCGTTTCCGGTTGACGGTACGCACTTGTATCTTTGTGGGATCTAGCACGTATCTTTGCCGTGTCTCGTCCCATGTGAATGTGATCTCGCCCTTGGCAGGGATGGGAATCCATAGCCATTGTTCTGTCGGGTGGTCGTGCGTCGGCGGATTAGCCCACGCCCAAGTCTTATCAATCCCAACCCAGAGTGCGTTGTATCTCTTGCCACAAGCAACGGGTGCATAGTCGTTGATGAACTTACCCGTACCGACTGTCGTCCATCCACCTGAGCGGAGTATTAGTTTTTCCTCCGTGAATTCGACGCAGTTAGTCCCATGCATCTGGTAGGCGTAGCCATGCTCGGTCTTGACTACACGTTCCCAATCTCGTCGGCGCTTACCCGCAGGTCGGACATCATCGCTGCGTCCTCGAATGGGTTTGGTGGTGTCGTATTGCTCTTTGATTTGTTGGTACGTACAAGTCGCGGACATGTTGCTCTCCTAGAACAGGTCAAGTTGTTGGTTGTTTGGCAGTAGGGATGTGATGCTCGGGCGATCCCAAGGTCGCTGCTCCCCAAAGTACGCATAGCCATCGGTCAGGATGTCTCGGATGCCTTGCAGGGCTTCCTCGGGTTGGGCAGAGGCTAGGGCTTTGAGTCTTTCAATCAGGAAGTCGTTAGCCATCCGTTCCTGCGTATAAAGTTCTTGCAGGATGTCGAACTCGTCTGGCTCAGGCAGTCCTGACTCGTTCTCCAGTTCGTCGTCTTGGTTTATGTAGTTCATGGTGTTCTCCTGTTTCGTAAACAGTTGTTTATGTGTTGGCTCGTTTATTCAGATGCTTCACCAAGTCCCGCGCAGCCTCCGGACTGACTGCCATGTAGCAGGATTTATGTAGAGGAATGATGGTGTGCCTTCGCCGCTTCGCGGCTTTCTCGCCGCATGGCATACACGTGGTGTAGCCGATCTCGTAGCGGTGCCGGTTTAGTGGGGCTTGGCAGCGGTCGCATTGGTAGTCGTTTGTCATGTTGCACTCCGTGGGTTGTATAAACATGTGTTTACATGTTGGGATTTGGTGAATTAGTGGGCGTTTTGGGCTGCTTGTTTCACTTGTAATGCATTGTTTTGGAGTAGGATTTTCGTGCAGACGCCTTTTGAATCAATGTGTTAGGACGTTAAATTTCCGTTTGTTGCATTGTTTCACGTTTTTCACGGTCTTACCGAACTTGCAGGAAGGCGCAGCCGGTCGCAGTTCCCTGAGCGAAAAAAGTAAAATTTCCTTAGGGGGTATTATTTTATGAAACATTGAAACAATATATAAAAAAGGATATGTATTCCTAATAAAATCAATGACTTAGGCTTGTATCTTCATGCTGCTACAAAACGAAACAAATGAAACAAAGCATGACCACTCTGCGGATGCTGAGCCTCTGCGATGATAGTTGCGATAAAAAAAGAGCAAAAACACGCTTGACTCGCGCAAAAAAAAGCGCTAGGCTGCCCTTGCAGCCTAGCGGTACGGAGCGGGTCGGATTACTTGTTGACCACGGCGAGGGTTGCTTCGAGGGCGCGGATTGTCGCACCAATATCGAACGACGCGGACTCGGTTTTCTGGCAGGCCTTCACGAGCGCGGCGAGTTCCTCGTTCAAACGTGTTTTAAGATCACGCGCCTGAGTCGGCCCCTTGTCGGTATCGCTCGGGAATGCGTACTCAACCACGCGACCAAAGTAGACCGAACCCTTACCGCGAACCGTTTTCTTGGCGTCGTTCAACTGCGACCACGCGGCCTGTTGTTCGCTGCTGGCAGCGTTCCAATCTTTCGTGCCTTTGCGCGGTAACTCGGCGCGGATCACTCGGAGCGAATCATCGCCCATCGCGGGATATATAACCTCGTCAAGGAACTCGGCGCGGATTGCTTCGACGGCCTCACGTGTCTCATATTCACCACGGACAACCGAACCAACCTCGGCCCATTTTTTAGCGACTGTACCCTCAGCGCGGATCGCGTCGGTTACGGCCTTTTTGATGTTTGACTGAATCATTTTTTGCACTCCTAGTTGTAAACAGTTGTTTATGTGTGGGTCATCACTCACTCGACGCCTATAGTATCTCAAATTATTGTAGGAATGTCAAGTATAAACACGTGTTTACAAAATGGGCGCAGCCCGACCCCACCGTACCCGTACCAGCCCAAATGTATTTAGGAGTCCCGCGCATCTTCTGTACTCTATGATCTGCGCAGCCAATCACCATTTTTTGGCACAAGACCCCCCACCCCATGTTTATAGGAACACCCCCCGTCATTCATTTGGGCCCCCTGCCCACCACACGGATACTTCTATTTTTAGAAATGTTCTGTATACTCCGCGCAACGACACCATAGGCACCAATATGCCGGTTGTTGCAACGCCAGAACTGGGGATTCCGTTCCCTTTTGATACATCACCGGAAGAACTAGAAGACTTCCGTGCAAAAGCCGAGGCTCTACTCAACACAGTTGAGGAGTTGGAGAGGCAGGGGCTTGAGGTCGAAGTCACGGACAGCGACCGGATCGAGTCTCATTTGGCGGTAAATAGCGGCGAGTTACCTCCCGCAAAAACAACAACCCCCGGTGCAATTAAGCACATTAATTCGATCCTGTCTGAATACGACCGGGAAGTTCTGGACGTACATCGTCGCCTGCGTAATTACGTCACCAACAAGTTGATACTTGAGGCTGAAGACCCGGATGCCCGCACCCGTTTGAAGGCACTAGAACTGCTTGGCAAGGTGTCGGGAGTTGGGCTTTTCTCCGAGCGTGTAGATGTCACCGTCACACAACGTACGGTTAAGGATATCGAGACGGAACTGCGCAAAACTCTTGAGTTGTACGACGGGGATTATGCGGTTGTAAGTGAGGATCAGCCTGTTTCGCTAGCCGAACTTGATTTGGATGAAGAACTTGGACTAAACAACAACGAAGCAGACTCGGAAGATGGATCAGAACCTGCTCCGTGACGTTGAAAAACGGCTTCCGAACATGCCCCCAGAACTCCAGCAGCGCGTTGGACAGTTGGTGGCTGAAGCAAGAAAGGCAGGAACGCAAGAAAAAGCCAAGACGGACTTCATGGCCTACGTCAAATACGTGTGGCCTAATTTCATTCATGGGCGGCATCACGAGAAAATGGCCCGTGCGTTTGAGCGAGTGGCTTCTGGCGAGACAAAACGCCTCATTATTAACATGCCGCCACGGCATACCAAGTCGGAATTTGCGTCTTACCTGCTGCCTAGTTGGTTTTTAGGCAAATATCCGGACAAAAAGATCATCCAGACCTCCCATACAGCCGAATTAGCGGTGGGTTTTGGCCGAAAAGTGCGTAATTTGGTCGATTCTGACCGCTATAAAGACATTTTTCCGCAAGTTGCGCTGCAAGCGGACTCAAAAGCAGCCGGTAGATGGGCTACAAACTACGCTGGAGAGTACTTTGCTATCGGTGTAGGCGGTGCCGTGACCGGTAAAGGCGCGGATTTGCTCATTATTGACGACCCGCACAGCGAGCAGGAGGCTACTCTCGCTGAAACTAACCCCGAAGTCTACGACAAGACGTACGAATGGTACACCTCCGGGCCTCGGCAGCGTCTCCAGCCGGGTGGGGCTATTGTGGTTGTTATGACTCGCTGGTCCAAGAAGGATTTGACGGGTCAAGTGCTCAAAGCAGCCGCTCAGCGTAGTGGAGAAGAGTGGGAAGTCATCGAATTTCCGGCTATTTTGCCGTCAAATAAGGCACTTTGGCCCGAGTTTTGGAGCATCGAGGAACTGGAAGCCTTGCGGCAGGAACTGCCCAATGGCAAGTGGATGGCTCAGTACCAGCAGGAGCCTACTTCTGACGTATCGGCCATCATCAAACGTGATTGGTGGCGAGTTTGGGACGCAGACAACGTACCTTTCTGTAGTTACATCATCCAGTCGTGGGATACGGCGTTTCTCAAGTCAGAACGGGCTGACTACTCAGCCTGCACCACGTGGGGAGTGTTTGAACACCCGGATGACACCGGGAAAAACCAGTCCAACATCATCCTTCTCAACGCTTTTAAGAAGCGCATGGAGTTTCCGGAACTAAAGGAAACGGCGTTTGAGGAGTACAAGTACTGGAACCCTGACAGCATGATCATTGAGGCTAAAGCAGCAGGCAGCCCCCTCATATTTGAACTGCGTGCCATGGGCATCCCGGTACAGGAGTTCACCCCAAGCAGGGGAAACGACAAAATTGCCCGTTTGAATGCTGTTTCAGACATGTTTGCATCTGGGCGCGTTTGGGTTCCTAATACTCACTGGGCTGAAGAACTGGTCGAGGAAGTAGCGAGTTTTCCCTCTGGCGAGCACGATGACTTGGTAGACTCGATGACCCAAGCGTTGCTGCGGTATCGGCAGGGCGGCTTCTTGAGATTGGCGAGCGATGAGCCAGAACCGACACGGTACTTCAAGCGTAAGCGAGAAGGGTATTACTAGGAGAATTTAGATGGCCGTCGATAAAAGTTTGTACGAGGCTCCGTTGGGTTTAGAAGCACTTGCTCCCCAAGAGCCGATTGAGATTGAAATTGTGGACCCTGAAGAGGTCCGCATAGGCGTTGATGGCATGATGATTGAACTCGGCAAAGAGGAACCTCGTGCCGAAGACTTCGACGCCAACCTTGCAGAGTACATGAGCGAGAACGAACTAGGCTCGCTTGCGGGTGAGTTGATCGGTAACTATGAGCAAGACCTCTCCTCACGTAAGGATTGGCTTGATACGTACATTAAAGGCTTGAAGATTTTGGGTATTCGGTACGAGGAACGTACCGAGCCGTGGCCCGGTGCTTGCGGAGTCTTTCATCCGCTTCTGATGGAATCAGCGGTCAAGTTCCAGTCCGAGACGATCATGGAGACTTTCCCCGCGATGGGGCCGGTCAAGACGAAGATCATCGGCAAGGAGACCCAAGACAAGCGTGACTCGGCTATCCGCGTTGCGGATGACATGAACTACCAGTTGACCGAGGTGATGAAGGAGTATCGCCCGGAACACGAGCGGCTTCTGCTTAGCCTTGCTCTTGCAGGTAACGCATTCAAGAAGGTGTATTTCGATCCTTCGCTTGATCGTCAGACGGCGGTGTACATCCCAGCCGAAGACATCATCGTGCCCTATGGCGCACCGAACCTTGAGACCGCAGACCGCGTAACGCACCGGATGCGGAAGACGAAGAACGAACTGATCAAACTGCAGTACGCAGGCTTCTACCGCGATGTGGACCTAGGCGAACCCATGCGGGTCATGGACGAGGTAGAGAAGCAAAAAGCAGAGGATCAAGGCTTCTCAGCCAGCATGGACGATCGGTTCCAGTTGCTTGAGATGCACGTCAACATTGATCTGCCGGGATATCCGGACGTTGATAAAGACAATAATGAGACGGGCATTGCACTACCGTACGTAGTGACGATTGAGAAGGGGACGGGAACGATTCTAGCCATACGGCGGAATTGGAAAGAAGATGACAAACTCAAGCAGAAGCGACAGCACTTTGTGCATTACGGGTATATCCCCGGCTTTGGCTTCTATTATTTCGGACTTATCCACCTTATCGGCGGCCACTCTAAAGCGGCAACCTCCCTCCTTCGCCAACTTATCGACGCAGGAACTCTTAGCAATCTTCCGGGTGGTCTCAAATCACGCGGTCTCCGTATCAAGGGAGATGACACCCCTATCGCCCCCGGCGAGTGGCGAGACGTAGACGTACCCTCTGGCGCAGTGCGGGACAACATCCTGCCGCTGCCGTACAAAGAACCGAGCCAGACCCTTGCCATGCTCATGGACAAGGTGGTCGAGGAAGGACGCCGCTTTGCTGCCGTATCCGATCTCAAGATCAGCGATATGTCGGCACAGGCCCCGGTGGGCACCACGCTTGCGGTATTGGAGCGTGTCCTCAAAGTCATGACCGCCGTGCAGGCTCGCGTGTACTACGCGATGAAGCAGGAATTCAAACTGCTTGCAGGAATTATTCGAGACAATACTCCCGAAGAGTATTCGTACGAACCAGAAGTGGGAGATCGTAAGGCCAAGAAGTCGGATTACGATGACGTTGATGTTATTCCCGTGGCCGATCCCAATGCCGCCACGATGTCGCAGAAGGTTGTGCAATACCAAGCGGTGCTCCAACTCTCGCAAACCGCTCCGCAACTTTACGATCTCCCCTATCTCCATCGGCAGATGATTGAAACGCTCGGCGTGAAGAATGCTGACAAGATCGTGCCCCTTGCAGATGACGCCAAGCCGCGTGACCCCGTGACGGAAAACATGGACGCCATGACGGGTAAGCCGCTTAAAGCCTTCATGTATCAGGATCACGAGGCACACATCGCGGTGCACATGGCCCTTGGGCAAGACCCCAAGATTGCGCAGCAGATTGGGCAAAACCCGATGGCGCAGCAGATTACTGCATCACTTCAAGCGCACATCATGGAGCACGTGGCCTTCCAGTATCGCCGCGAGATCGAGAAGCAACTTGGCGCAGCCTTGCCGCCCCTGCCGCAGAACGACATGGAAGAGTACGACTTGCCGCCGGAGTTCGAGGCGCAGTTGTCGCAGTTGGCTGCCGCTGCAGCCGCACGAGTCTTGCAGAAAGATCAGGCCGAGATGCAGATGCAACAGGCTCAGCAGCAACAGCAAGACCCGCTTATCCAGATGCAACAGATGGACCTGCAGATCAAGCAACTTCAAGCGCAGACCAAAGCGCAGCAGATGCAGATCGAAGCACAGATCCAGCAGGCCGAGATCCAACGCAAACAGCAGAAAGACATCATGGATGCCGCTGCCAAAGCCGACGAGTTGGAACTTCGCAAAGCAGAAATCTCTGGGCGTCAACAACTTGAGGCAGCGCGTCTCGGTGTGGACATCCAGAAAGACAAGGCTGCGCTATCTGCCAAACAACAGATGGAGGGAGTCCGCCTTGGTATTGAGATGGGCAAGGCCAAAGAGTCTGCCGATCTCCAACGAATGACTGCGCAGCAGCGTTCGCAACCCCCCAGAAAGGAGTAATAAATGAGTTATGCCAACGCTCTGGAGTACCTTGACACGAGGTTGCAGGAAGAGCGCATGTTGATTGTTGATACCTTGATTCAAGGCAAATTGGATGAGGGTGAATACAAACGTCTTTGCGGGGCGTTACAGGGTCTTGACCTCGCACGGAACCACATCAAAGACCTTGCAAAACGCTTGGAGCGCGATGATGAGTAATATCAACGTTGAGAAGACGCAGGAGGAGGCCGCTAAAGCCAAACTCCTACCGGAACCGAAAGGCTACCGGATGCTATGTGCAGTCCCGCACGTAGAAGAAGAGTTTGAGGGCGGTATCGTCAAAGCAGATGACACCAAACGAGTCGAGGAGCAGACCACCGTGGTTTTGTTCGTCGTCAAGATGGGTGATCAGTGTTATGCCGACAAAGAACGCTTTCCGACTGGCCCTTGGTGCAAGGAAGGTGATTTTGTCTTGACCCGTCCGTATTCAGGCACCCGCGTGGTCATCCACGGCAGGGAGTTCCGCATCATTAACGACGACACCGTTGAGGCTGTCGTGCAAGACCCCCGTGGCATTCGCCGCGCATAAAGGAGTAAATCATGGCTGAGCAAGAAGAGTTTAAATTTCCTGACGAAGTTGAAAAGGAAAAGCCTTCCGCTGTGGAGGAAGACCTAAAAGTTGAGGTAATAGACGACACTCCTCCCGAGGACAGGGGCCGTAAGCCTCTTCCTAAAGACATGGTAGAGGAGTTGGAGAAGGACGACCTTGAGGAGTATTCCGACAAGGTTAAAAAGCGCCTCTCCCAGATGAAGAAAGTCTGGCACGACGAGCGTCGTGAGAAGGAACGCGCCCAGCGCGAAAAGGAAGAAGCCATCCGCTTTGCGGTAATCCGTGAAAATGAGATTCGTGCCCGTGAGAATGAGATTCAGCAGTTAAAGCGACGATTGGGCAACGGAGAGCGAGTTTATTTTCAGGAAGTCAGTAAAGCCGCAAGCAACGACCTGATTACGTCGAAGGAGCGGCTAAAGCAGGCTTATGAAGCGGGAGATGCGGAGAAAATTGCCGAAGCGCAAGAAGCATTAACCGAAGCCAAGTTCCGTATAAAACAACTTGAGAATTTCCAACCCTCTTTACAACCAGAGGAATTGGTAGTACAACCGACTCAACAGTACCCAGTGCCCCCGGCATCTCCGCCTGCGGATCCAAAAGCAGAAGCATGGCGCGAGAAAAATTCGTGGTTTGGCACCGACGAGGAAATGACCGCCCTCGCCTTGGGACTGCATGAAAAATTGGTCCGGTCTGGGGTAGATCCGCGAAGCGACGATTACTACGACCGAGTTAACGCGACTATGAAGAAGCGTTTCCCTGACTACTTCAACGAAGATGTAGCCGAGGAGAGGCCGACTCAAACGAGACAGGACGAAAAGCCTGCTCGCACTAAACCAGCCAATGTAGTGGCTCCGGTAACGCGGGGAACCGCGCCGCGTCAGGTCCGCCTGACACCGACTCAAGTTGCTATCGCCAAGAAACTGGGACTGAGCAACGAGCAGTACGCACGAGAACTTTTCAAACTGGAGGCTAACTAAAATGGCTGAGAATAGACTTGCACGCGAACTCGAAAATCGAGAATCCGCACAACGCAAAATGGCGTGGACCCCGCCCCAAACGCTCCCTGAACCGGAGCCGCAGGATGGTTGGGTATTTCGCTGGATCCGGACCAGTATTATGGGTCAACCCGATCCCTCTAATACGTCTGCAAAATTTCGGGAAGGTTGGGAGCCTGTGAAGGCCGAAGACCAGCCCAAACTGATGCTACAAGCCGACCCGAACTCCCGATTCAAAGGGAACATCGAAATCGGCGGGCTGTTGCTCTGCAAGGCTCCAACTGAACTGATGAAGCAGCGTGATGATTATTACGCCAAGCAGGCTCAGGCTCAGATTCAGTCTGTGGACAACAGTTTTATGAGGCTAAACGACGAGCGTATGCCGCTCTTTAACGAGAGAAAGACTACGGTCTCGTTTGGCAAGGGTAAATAACTTTCTTTTGGAGTAACTAATGGCATATCCTACTGTTGACAAGCCGTATGGCTTGAAGCCGGTCAATCTGATCGGCGGGCAGGTGTTTGCCGGGGCCACGCGCCAGCGTCGTATTGCGTCCAGTGCTTCGAGCATTGGCTACGGCGATCCGGTTCAGTTGACCTCAAGCGGCACCATCTCTGTTTCCACCTCGACGACGACTGCTCCGACCGCCGGTTTTGCCGGTGTGTTCTTGGGCTGCTCGTTTGTCTCCAGCGTGACGGGTCAGCCGACCTACTCGCAGGCTTGGATTTCGGGCACTTCGGTGAAGTCCGGCACGTTCGTTACGGCGTACGTGGCTGATGATCCGGACACCCTGTTCAAGGCTGTGGGCGTTTCGGCGTCTTTGAACGTCTCCACGACGAGTGGGTTCACGTACGAGGATATTGGTGCGAACGTCGCCCTCGTTGATGAGGCACTCAGCACTGTTACGAACGACTCGCAGCGGGGCCTCCTGCTGTCGTCGGTTGCGACCACCCGGTCTCTGCCGATGCGTATCGTTGACGTTGTTGAAGACACGGCGTTTGTTTCAGGCGGTACCACCTACTACCCCGAAGTCATTGTTAAGTTCAATGCCCCGTATACCACGGGTGTTTCGGGTGTGGTTGAAGGTGGCCACGCTTATTACAACCCGCTCGGCATTTAATAGGGGAGTTCTAAGAAATGGCTATTTCACGTGCACAATTACTTAAGGAACTCCTGCCGGGTTTGAACGCCCTGTTCGGCCTTGAGTACAAGCAATATGGTGAGGAGCACAAGGAGATCTACGAGACTGAGACCTCCGAGCGTTCCTTTGAAGAAGAGACCAAACTTTCTGGTTTCAGCGCCGCTCCGGTAAAGGCCGAAGGTGCTGCGATTGCGTATGACAACGCACAGGAAGCGTGGACTGCTCGTTACAGCCACGAGACCATCGCTCTCGGCTTCTCCATCACGGAAGAAGCGGTTGAAGACAACCTGTACGACTCGCTCAGCAAGCGTTATACGAAGGCTCTTGCTCGCGCCATGGCGTACACGAAGCAGGTCAAGGCGGCTTCTGTCCTGAACAACGGCTTCTCGTCCAACTACGTTGGTGGTGACGGCAAGGCCCTGTTCGCGGCGGATCACCCGCTTGTCTCGGGCGGCTCCAACAGCAACCGTCTGACGGCCTCGGACCTCAACGAAACTTCGCTTGAGGCTGCGGTTATTCAGATCGCTGGTTGGACCGACGAGCGTGGACTCCTCATCGCGGCGAAGCCTCGCAAACTCATCGTGCCCCCGGCATTGATGTTCACTGCGAAGCGACTCCTCGATACGGAACTGCGTGTGGCGACGGCGGACAACGACATCAACGCTCTCAAGGCGATGGGGTCGATTCCGGAAGGCTATACGGTCAACCACTTCTTGACGGACACGAACGCTTGGTTCCTTACGACCGACGTTCCGAACGGCATGAAGCACTTTGTCCGTACTCCGCTCCAGAACTCAATGGACGGAGATTTCGATACTGGTAACGTCAGGTATAAGAGCCGTGAGCGTTACTCGTTCGGGTGGTCTGATCCTCTGGGCATGTTCGGTTCGCCGGGTTCGTCCTGATAAAAGCGCTGTAAAATCAACACTTTACGTTGATTGGGAAGGGGGCCGAAAGGCCCCTTTCTTTTTGTCTTGACGAAACCGCCCACAGCGTGTAGTTTACGGTCTTCGTTCTATTTGTAGCGGAGATACATATGAAACAGCCAGTCATATATCGGATACGAAACGTAACCAACGGAAAGTTTTACGTCGGTAGTACCGTCAATACTCAAGAACGGTTTCGCACCCATCGTAAAAAATTACGTACCGGCAAACACCACTGCGCGCATTTGCAGGCTGCTTGGAACAAGTACGGGGAAGACTGCTTCAAGTTTGAAGTTGTAGAAGTTGTTGTCGGGCAGGATCTTCAGGCCGTTGAAGATGAATGGCTGACCAAATACGTGGGTAAACCCGAATGCTACAACGTAGGACTACGTTCTGGTGCGCCGTGGCGGGGAGTTGCCAAAGAGAAACACCCTAATTTTGGTCGTCCTAGAAACGACGCCGAACGCCAAGCCATCTCTCAGTCTTTGCGGGAGTTTTACGCCGCTAACCCCAACAACCACCCCCGTGCGGGCAAGAAGCATTCAGACGAGGCTAGAGCCAAGATCAGGGCTGCAATACAGGGCAAGATTGCCTCGGGGGAGAAGCACTATCGGTATGGGCAGACTCTCTCGGAAGAAGTACGCAAGAAGATTGGCGATGCCCAACGTGGGGTAAAGAAGGCTCCTAGGAAGATTACAGAGGAGGGCATGGCGAAGATTCGCGCTGCCGCAGCGGCAGGGCGGTACAGCCACATGAAAGGCAAAAAACTCAGTACGGAAGTGCGGGAGAAAATGAGCCGCAAAGTATTCGTTATGCCGGACGGGATCATGTTCCCATCGTTAACCCAAGTGCTGCTGTATTACGGCCTCAAAATGCCAACGCTTCAGAGGGCTTTAAAGTCTGGAAAACCTATCAGCAAGGGGCGTTTAACGGGGTATACGTTTCAGTATTCCGACTATGGCCAAGTGACGGAGCAGGATCGCGCATTGATTGCAGCGAAGATTGTTGACACCCCAAACCCAGCAGCGTATACAGAGTCATCGGGAAAAATCCGCATACCAGACAGCCCCGACTGACGACATGCAGACTGGTGTGCTTGACTCGCATGTGAGGTATTTACAATGGCACGTACAACTTTTTCCGGCCCGGTTAAGTCTGACAACGGCTTCGAGGGCAGCGTCGAAGGCACCACGGTTATCGCTACGGCGACCCTCGTTATCGGCAGCAGCATCCTGACGACGGGCAGTGTCGCTTCGGGTGTTGTCGGTACTGACCAGAAGGGTTATCTCCCGGTCAAGATCGGCGCGACGACCAAGTACATCCCGCTGTACACGACCCTGACTCTGTAAGAGTTCGTGGGGGGCGTTAAGCCCCCTTCTTCCATTACAGGAGATTCGGGATGGGTATGCAAACAGATGTCTTAGCCAGTAAGGTCGCTACGGCGGCTGGCAATTTATTGGACCAAAACAGCCTTGTTATTGGGCGTAACCGCGTTAAGGCAATTTACATCGTTCCTGACTCGGGCGCTGGTACGGTTACGTTTCTTGATGGCGGTGCAAGCGGCCCTACCAAGATTGTGGTGAACACCAAGGCAAGTTCTACTGCCCCAGATTACGTGTTGCTACCGGGCGAAGGGCTTCTCTTCCAAGAGAGCATCTACATCGTGCCGTCAGCCGTAATCTCGACCATGGTGATTTATGGCTAAAACTCCTGCGTGGCAACGCAAGGAGGGTAAGAATCCTGCTGGCGGATTGAACGCCAAAGGCAGGGCTTCCTACAACCGTGCCAATCCGGGTAAGCCGGGTCTGAAGCGTCCTCAACCCGAGGGTGGGGCTCGTAAGAAGTCATTCTGTGCCCGGATGTCGGGTATGAAGCGCAAACTTACGAGCGCCAAGACCGCCAACGACCCCAACTCGCGGATCAACAAATCGCTTCGTGCATGGAACTGCTGAAATGAGCGAGCACAACGAAACTTTAAAAAACACACTAGACATAGTGTCGGTCATTGCAACCATAGGGTCTTTCCTTCAAGTGTTTACCCCAATCTTCGGCCTGATTGGCGCGATTTGGACCTCAATGCGTATTGCAGAGATGGTGACGGGCAAACCGTTTCACGAAATTATCAAGCGCAATAAAGATGCCAAGTAAGTCCGGTAAACAACATCGTCTGATGGCCTTGGTTGCTAACGACCCCAAAGCAGCCAAGCGTTTGGGTATTTCTCAATCTGTGGGTCGTGATTTTATGAAGGCTGATAAAGGCCGCAAATTTGGTTCTGGAGGATCTATGAAAGAGTCGAAAGCAATGATGCGTAAAGAAGTCGCCTTCATGAAAAAGAAGGGGGCTCCGAAGTCCATGATCCGCCACGAGGAAGAAGAGATGCGTGGCGGCGGAAAAGGCAAGGTTAAAAAGTTTTCCAATGGGCGGCTTGTTCCGAATCCAAACGTTGCTAACCCTAACGCTAAAATTGTTCCCGGTATTAACGGGGGCTACAAAGGCTCATACCAGACTCCCATAGAGATTCAAAGACTGCAGTCGTTTGGTAAAGACGTGGGGATGAGCCCGCACCGTTATGAAGAAATGGTGAATAAACTTATCGAAAAAGGGGAACGGGCCCCGCAGGCTATTAAAGAAGCCGGGCAAAAGGCGCTTTCAAAAGGCATCAAGTTGGGTGGGGCTGGCGGTGCGGCGCTTGGTGCGTTGGGTACTGCATACGGCCCGCAAATAGTTGAGCGTTTTAGTGCACTTGCTGGGCGTAAGAAGCCCTCCGTTACTGTTACGGACGAACAGGGGCAGCCCGTACCGCAAGGTAAAGCCCATGGCGGTCAAATTAAATCCAAAGGCGGGTTCCGTCGTCAGGCTGATGGCGTTGCCCACAAGGGTAAGACCAAGGGCCGTGTTGTGAAGATGGCTGGTGGCGGTATGGCTTATTCCAGCGGTGGTTCGGTGTACCGCAAAGGTGCCGATGGCATTGCGTCCAAGGGCAAGACGAAGGGTCGGATGGTCAAGATGGCTTACGGCGGTAAATGCTAATGGCCAGCAGTCCCAAAAGACCGGCTCCTCCGCCGCCGTCACCTTCGGATGATCTTCCTCCGCGTGGCAACTTGCCGGATAGGTCGGTAATCCCGCCGGGCAGAGAGTTCGGTGCTGGTGCGCCCAAGCCGAAACCAAGACCTCCTGTTAAAAAGGCTAAAGGTGGGGCAATCAAGAAGATGCGTGGGGGCGGGTCTCCTGCTCCAGCGCCTAAGCCTTCTCCTTCAATGCTGTCAAAATTGGGTAGTTCCGCTGCCCGTTTAGGTGCGGGCGCTGCGCGGCTCACTGGTATGACTAACATACCGGGGCAACTTGTTAATGCTGCGGTAGCCGCAAAGGATGTGTACGACCAATATCGTAATAGCCCACAGGATCTTCCTGTCCAAACCCCGCAACGTTTTCATGAGGAGTTTTACCCCAATATGCGTAAAGGTGGAAAAGTGAAGGGCCACATGGCTCCTAAAAAGCATCGTTATGCCGGAGGCGGTTCAGTAGGTTCGGCCTCTCGTCGGGCTGACGGTATTGCCAAGAAGGGTAAGACTCGCGGGAAGATGTGCTAATGATGCCCTCCCGAGGCATGGGTGTGATTGCTCCTAGAAAAGTTCCTCGTGCTAAGCGGCGCGGGGACGATAAGCCCGTTGAGGGCACTGGGAAGCCGATCCGCCATGCCGAGGGTGGCAAGGTGAAGAGCAAGGTCAACGCAGCGGGTAACTACACCAAACCCGGTATGCGTAAGAGCCTGTTTGAATCCATCAAGTCTCGGGCGGTGCAAGGTACGAAGGCTGGGCAGTGGAGCGCGAGAAAGGCGCAATTGCTCGCCAAGCAGTACAAAGCGAAGGGTGGGGGATATAAGTCATGAGTTCTTTCTCACGAGATTTTACTCCGCAGACTTTTACTCAAGGCCCAGCCCCGACCACGGGAACGGGAACGCCCACTACTTCTGGCCCTGCACGACAGCAAGGCGGCTACTCGTCCATTCTTAATCAACGGATGGGTGGCGGCGGAGGCGGCGGTGGTCAAGGCATGGGCGGCCTGTTTGGTGGAGGGCTAGGCGGGTTTGGCCCCATGCAGGGTGGCTACGGCGGTATGGGCGGGATGCCGTTCAACGTCAGTGGTTATGGCGGTATGGATGCTGGCCTTGGCGGGTTTGGTGGCTACGGCGGTGGCATGGGGGGCTTTGGATTTAACCCCATGATGGGCGGCTTCGGTGGGGGCTTTGGCGGGTTTAATCCCATGATGGGTGGCTTCGGCGGCTACGGTGGCATGGGCGGGTTTAACCCCATGATGTCGATGGGCCTCGGTGCATTTGGTGGTTACGGCGGCATGGGTGGCTACGGTCAGTTTGGCGGGTTTGATGGCGGGTATGGCGGGTATGGCGGATTTGAAAATTATCAAGCAAGACCGCCGCGACTTGAACCTCAACCTATGCCACAGCCTACTCAACAACCACAAACTGAAAGTTCAAATGTAGAAGCCAGTGCGGATCAAGGTTTAGAGGGTGCCGTTGTTCAACGAAATATGGGCTTTGGTGGTTTTAATCCGATGATGGCCCGATATGGGCAATTTGGCGGCTACAGTCCGATGTTCTATGGGTTTGGCTAATCATGAAAGCCCCCCAACAATCTTTGAAGGCTTGGACGCAGCAGAAATGGAGAACCAAAAGTGGTAAACGATCTTCTGACACGGGTGAAAGATATCTTCCAGAGGCTGCGATCAAGGCTCTCTCCCCCGCCGAGTATGCCCGAACCACTGCCGCCAAGCGAAAAGGTAAAGCGCAAGGCAAGCAGTTCGTACGGCAACCCAAAGGCGTTGCTGCTAAAACGCGCGGCTACCGCTAAGCGGGCGAAGTCAAAAGCCAAAGTTGAGAAGTAGATGGTAGACAAGACTACAGCCACAACTGAGTTCAATCTCGACCTCAATACGATCATTGAAGAGGCGTATGAGCGGTGCGGGTCTGAACTGCGTACGGGTTATGATTTCCGTACGTCTAAGCGTAGTCTTGCCCTTTTGCTGATGGATTGGGCGAACCGGGGTATCAACCTTTGGACGCTTGAGACGGGGCAGCAGGTGCTGTCCTATAACGTTGGAACTTATGACTTGCCTGTAGATACGGTGGACTTGCTTGACCACGTGATCCGTACGGGCTCTGGCACAAACCAGCAAGACATCAACATCACCCGTATCTCATCCAGCACGTATCTCTCCATTCCTAACAAGAATGCGACGGGGCGTCCAATCCAGATCTGGATCAATCGTCGTACGGGTGCAACGGGCGCGAACAACGTAGTGGTCTATCCGCAGTACACGGTATGGCCGTTGCCTGACAACACGACGACTTGGACGCTGGTCTACACGAGGCTCCGTCGGATGTTTGATCCGGGCGTGGGGTCTAACGGTCAGGACATTCCGTTCCGTTTCTTGCCTTGTTTGGTAGCAGGGCTTGCCTACATGCTTTCGCTAAAAATTCCGGGGGCGGCGGAACGAACTGAACTTCTTAAAGCCCAGTATGACGAGGCTTGGGATCTGGCGGCTGGGGAAGATCGTGAGAAGGCGGCAGTGCGGTTTGTACCCCGCGAGAGTTTCTTGGGTGGCTACTGATGCCAAACAGGTTTGCAAGTGGCAAGCACGCGATTGCGGAGTGCGACCGGTGTGGGTTTCGCTACAAGTTGCGGCAGTTGAAGTCGCTGGTGATCAAGACCAAGAACGTGAATATCTTGGTGTGCCCGGAGTGTTGGGAAGCCGATCAGCCCCAACTTTCTCTCGGCCTGTATCCAGTTGACGACCCGCAAGCCTTGCGTAACCCGCGCCCCGATCTGAGTTATTTTGAAGTAGGTAATGACGGCGCGACAGGTAGTCGGCAGATTTATTGGGGATGGAACCCCGTTGGTGGATCGAGTTCGTTTGATGCAGAATTGACACCGAACACATTGGCTCCGGCGGGTGAAGTCGGAACGGTAACGGTCGTAACGACCTAGGAGATTGAGATGAAGAACGGTATGCGTAAGATTGCTAAGGAAGAAGTGGGTAAGCACGAGCGTGATATGCACGGCAAGAAAGGCATGCGGGCTGGTGGTAAGACCAACAGCGAAATGAAGAAGTACGGTCGTGGTATGGCGAAGGTGATGAACCAGCGCAGCCCGATGCGCGGCTCTTCTGGCCCGAGGTAATTGCCATGAAAGACATGGGCAAGATCCACAAGAACACCGAGTCCACGGGGCAGAACGGCTATCCTGAGAAGGATGTCAATAAGGGCGTCACCCACATGAAGATGAAGGGTGCGGGCGCGGCCACCAAGGGGACGAAGTTCGTTTCGCAGATTAACCTGCAGTACAACGGCAAGGTGCGGGCTGGCTGGTCGTGAACTATTCGCAACTTTCGCAGTTGATTCAGGATTATTGTCAGTCCACGGAGACTTCCTTCGTGGCGAATATCCCGACTTTTGTCCAACTTGCGGAAGAGCGGATCTACAACTCGGTGCAGATTCCGGCAATTCGGAAGAACGTCACCGGCACGATGACGCAGAACTTTCAGTACTTTCAACTCCCTTCTGACTGGCTCTCCACGTTCTCTTTGGCGGTAATTGACCCGACGACGGGCGAATACGAGTACCTGCTGAATAAGGACGTGAACTTTATCCGGGCCTCCTACCCGCCGCCCAACTCATACGGCAAGCCCAAGTACTACGCTATTTGGAACAACGCCAGCATGATTCTGGGGCCGACGCCGGACGTAAACTACTCGGCGGAACTGCACTACTATTACTACCCGGTTTCCATTGTCACGAACTCAACCTCGTGGCTTGGGGATAACTTCGAGACCGTGCTGCTCTATGGCGCGCTTCGAGAGGCGTATGTGTACCTCAAGGGCGAGCAGGACATGATGCAGTATTACGACCAGAAGTACATGGAAGCCTTGGGTCAGTTGAAGCGCCTTGGCGATGGCTTGGATCGTCAGGATGCGTACCGTTCGGGTCAGGTTCGGGTGCAAGTCACATGATGAGTGGGGATACCGCACTTGGGCAAGTTTTTGTCCAGACCACAAGCAACCGGGGCTATACTCCCGAAGAGATTGCTGAACGGGCGACAGCCCGTATCCTTCGTGTACAAACGAAGGAAGAACTAAATCGGGTACTGACGAAGTATCTGCACGAAGCGCAAGAGTCCGAACGGATGAATGTGCGGCGTCTTCTTATTGAAAATGGGTTTAACGACGCTGCAAAGCGTTTAGGAGATTAAAATGGCGATTTCTCAGGCCATGGCGACTTCGTTCAAGGTGCAGATCCTTGAAGGTGTCCACAACTTTGGTACTGCGCCGGTTCGCGCCACGGGCACTGCGGATAAGTTCAGGCTGGCATTGTTCACTTCTTCGGCTACGTTGAGTGCTGCAACGACGGCATATACGACGACGCTATCGGATGAGGTGTCCAGTTCCGGCACGAACTACCCGCAGGGTGGGCTGACGCTGACCATTTCGCAGGCCCCGACATTCACGAGCACGACGGCGTGGTTGGACTTTGATGATCTGACCTTCCCGAGTGCCACGCTGACGGCCAATGGTGCGCTGATCTACAACGAAACGCAGGGGAATAAAGCGGTTGCGGTGCTGGCGTTCGGCGGGGATAAGACCTCGACGGCGGGTAATTTTACCATTCAGTTCCCGGCTGCAACGTCCACCACTGCGATTCTTCGCATCGCCTAATTAGTTAGGCAGGGCCGTGGCAGGCGTAATTGTCGCCTTCGACGGTTGGAACGCTTCTGGCGTAGGCTGGGGCGAACAAGGTTGGGGCGAAGGGCATTCTGATGTTACCGCGACCGGTGAGGTCGGATCGGTAGATATTGCCGCGTCTGCAGTTGTCTTCCTGACTGGGGTTGAGGCCACAGGCCAGATTGGCGATGTTACCGTTGTTGCCGAAGCCGTGGTGCTTGTTACTGGGGTTGAAGCCTCGGGGCAGGTTGGGGATGTCTTTGTTGTCGGCGTAGCCAACGTTCTGGTCACGGGCGTTCAGGCCACGGGTCAAGTTGGCGATGTAGAAGTTGAAGCCAACGCGGTTGTTATTGAGGATGGTGTAGAGGGCGTTGGTGAGATCGGTACTGTTGTTATTGCCGCAGCGGCGGTAGCAGCGGTTACGGGGGTTGTAGGGACTGGGGCGGTTGGAACGGTAACTGTTGCGGCAAACGCTAATGCTTCGGTTACAGGTGAGGAAATTACAGGTGCGGTTGGGAACGTCATTGTTGCGGCAGCAGCCGTGGCTGCGGTGTCCGGCGTTCAGGCAGCAGGTCAGGTTGGTAACGTATTCGTTGTCACCGACCAAGTGTTGTCGGTCACGGGCGTGCAAGGCACTACGGCGCTCGGTAATGCCACGGTTCTCCTCAGTATTGTTATCCCGGTCACTGGCGTTTCGGCTACTACAGAACTTGGATCGGTCACTACATCCGCAGGGGCAAATGTTGTAGTCTCTGGGGTATTTGGAACGGGCGTTGTTGGTGCGGTTAACGTTTGGGGAATTATTAATACCAACCAAGACGCGAACTGGACTGGGGTTGGGGTATCTCAGACAGCGAACTGGAATGATATTGGAACATCGCAGAACGCGAACTGGACTGGGGTCGGGGTATCTCAGACAGCGGGTTGGAATGAAATTAATGCGGCGCAAAGTCCGAATTGGACTCAAATCGCTGCGTGAGGTAACTGAAAATGCCGAGTACATACAGCACAAATCTTGCCCTTGAATTGATCGGTACTGGTGATCAGGCCGGTGTCTGGGGCAATACCACCAACACTAACCTCGGAACCCTGATCGAACAGGCGATCTCTGGGTATGTCACTCAGGCAGTTGCCACGGGTACGGACACGACGATCACGATCCCGAACGGTGCCACGGGCGTAGCCCGCAATATGTACATTGAGTTGACCGGCACGGGTGGTACCAACACCAACCTGATCGTCCCATCCAACAAGAAACTCTATTTCATCTTCAACAACAGCACTGGTGCAGTGACTGTGAAGGTCTCGGGCCAGACTGGGGTCTCGGTGCCGCAGGGTAAGAAGGTGGTGCTGGTTAGTAACGGCACGGATATCGTCAACGGTATTAACTACATCGCTGACTTCGGAACCAACAGTTTCACCGTTACGAACCTGACGGCAACCAGCGCGACCATTACGACCCTCACGGGCACTTCGGCTGGGATTACGACCATTTCCAGCGGTTCGGCCAACATCACTCAGTTGCAGTCTACTTCTGCAACTATCACTACGCTTACGGGCACTTCGGCCAATATCGCTACGCTCTCCGGCACCACGGCGACTTTCACTTCGGCTACGGTCACGAACCTTGCGCTGACTAGCGTCACGCTGTCTAACCTAAATATCGCCTCGGCCAACATCACGACGCTCACTTCGTCCTCTGCCACCATCAGCACCACTCTCGCTTTGTCCGGCGGCACCGCCAACGGCGTGTTGTATTTGAACGGCAGCAAGGTGGCGACGAGTGGGACGGCGCTGGTGTTTGATGGGACAAATTTTGGTTTGGGAACAAACACCCTAACTTACACATTCAATGTCGCCGCTCCCACAGCAAGAGCAAATTACACTTCAACAACCGGCACTAATACGGTGTGGCAAAACCACGCTAATACTGGCGGTA